CCAGAAACAAATGCATCTGGTGCTGAAGGATCAGCTACTATATCTGCTGCTGTTGCTAACATAAAGTCTTCACCAACAACATTAATTCCCTCACGAGTTTGCTTCAGTGAACCAATACCCCTTGAAGAAACACCTAACTTTACACCTTCACCTATCAATGAAGATGCAATTTTACCCATTGGAGTAGAGAGGATTTTTGCTTTACCTATAAAATTAGAACCACTTTCTTTAAGTGAGGTAATTTTATGAGATACTCTATCAAGATTAACAGTTGGACCTTCTGGATGTCCCAGTTCTCCAAGTGCTCTACCTGATGCCACATGATTCTCATTATAACGAGAAACTTCTCTACGAAGAGTCTCCATAGGATACATACGACCATTTCTGTTCTTTATGTTCCCTTGAAGGAATACTCCTTCTATATACAGTTGTTTTTTACCGCCTCTGTTTTCAACAATAAATTCAACTGTTTCTATCTCTTCTCTGATGAGTTTCATTAGGCTTGACCTGCAATTTGAACTTGTTGGATGTGCAATTTGCCAGAACCAGTATCTGTCATGGCAGCTACCTTGAAAGAACTTCTCAAAGTAGCATCTGGATCATTAAATGTTCCACTAACTCCAGAACTGTTATGCTCAACTATGATTCTTTGTCCAAAGAAATTTTCACCTGCAAAAGATTGTGATGTACGTGCCTGATTAAATACAGTTTTAACTCTCTTATGAGTAAAATCAAAATCAGTTTGTGTACTACAACTTAAACTAACAAATTGACCAGCAACAAATGGAGAAGATGTACCTTCAGGAAAATCTAAAATAGTAGTTGATCCTTTGGTATAACTAACAATCCTAGCTGATGCACTATTGATAGATAGCACAGCAGAACTATTTGCTGGTAAAATAAAATCAGTAGCTGTCGCAGCTGGTTCAGTTCCAATAGCAACAAAAGTATTTTGTCCAGTAGCAACCACTCTCAAAGCACTAGATTTACCAGATATAGGTATTGACTTTTGAGTTGCTGTACCAGTAGTTATTGAAGTTCCCGCTCCAACCGTAGCTAACGTCATTCTCTTCTATAAGGAATCATTTTATTTATTTATAATTATTCTTCGTCATCTTCTACTTCTTCTACCTCTTCCTCTGAATCTAATTCTGCTTCTGCCTCTATTTCAGTATCTACTTCTGCTTCTACCTCTTCTGGTTCTTCTGAAGAATCACCAAAAAGTGATGCTGCAACAGCATCTTTATGATCACCTATTTTTTCAGCAGACTTAGCATATAGCATATCTTTGATAGCATCACTGATACCTGAAGGACTTTCATCCTGAGTAATCATATCCATTAATTCATCCATTGTTTTAAAATCCTTACAGTTTATTTATTAGATTTCTCCACCTTTAGGCAATTCTGGAGCTTCTGTTGCAGCTCCTTGAGATTCTAAATCTGGTTCTGTTACTGGTTTACCCAGATCACCACCAGAACCTCCTGCCATATTGGGGTCCATCATCATTGCTGGATCAGGGACTACCCCATCAGCAATTTCTTTCTTCATCAACTTATCTTGTTCAATAATTTCCTCATCAGTTTGACGAAGAATCTTACGTCTTAGATAATCTTGTGAGAAGTATCTACCAACATATGGTTCAGCAGATGCCACCATAGTTAGTCTTTCTGCCATTAATTCAGACTCTTTGAGTTCTGCAAAATGGTTGTCATAGAGGAAGTCATATTGAATATGCTCACTCATTATCTCCCAGTCTTCTGGGGTTATGACATTTTTAAGTAGTAGTTGTGTCTTAAGAATATCATTGAATAGATTAGAGAATCTCTTCCTTAGTCTACCCACAAATTTTGAGAACTTAACTTCATCTCTTAAGATTTCAGATGATCTTCCTAAGTTAAAACCACTTTCTCCACCTATTCTACTAGGAGGAACATTCAATGATTTGTATAATTTTTCTTGAAAATACTTTATATCTGTGATCTCTCCTAAATTTTGTCCACCTGGTAGTGTAGTAATTTCAGTTCCTCTACCACCCTCTCTTCTTGGCAACCAGAAATCCTCAAGCATACTCATGTATTTCTTATCATCTCTTATCTCACCAGTGTCAGCATTATATACTAATTTATTTCTATACCTCATCATCACATCTCTGAGGTATTGTTCTGCCTTAATTTTTGGTAGATTACCTACATCAATATAGAAGATTCTTCTTTCTGGTGCTCTTGATAGTCTGTATATGACAAGACTATCTTCAATCATTCTAAGTTGATTGACTGCTTTAATTGCTTTATGTAAGTATGATAAGTTTGATCCTTTATTTCTATCAACTAATCCACTAGTGCAATATGCTATGGAATCCCTAGTAAACTTAATTCCTTTATTTCCTCCAGTAATAGCTGATGGTAATTGAGAAGGGTAGGTTGACTTAGGACTGTATACAAAATATTCTTCAATCTCAGGAAATTCATATTCCATAGGATTGTCATTATTAATAGTTGCTAGTCTTTGAGTTTTATCCTGTTTCTTTTGTTGCCTAACATATCTCATCTTCATAGAATCAATATATCTTAATTCAACTATACCCTCCTCTGGTTTTTTCATATCAATAACTTTATGGTAGTACAATCTACCATCTATATACCAGTTACGATATATTTCATGTGCCTTCTTATCAAAGTCCAGCAAATCTTTTACTACTTTAAACTCTTCTCTAAGTCTTTTCTTTATACCATCACTAGCATTTAAATTTGATAATTCTATTTCTACTGGAGAATCATTTGTGTCTGATACTATTGCTTCATTTACTATGTCCTCTATTGCACTATCACACTCAGGGTGTAGTGCCATTTCTCTATATCGTTTTATTAAATCAAATTCAGTTCTATATACACCCTCTATATCTACATACGACCCAAAAAAACCACTAGTTAAATAGTGGTCAGATCCATCTGCATTATTTTCAGGAACTGGAGATACCACACTGGGTGATATCTTCTCAGTATCCTCTATAGAAAATCCAAATAACCTTGCCATTATTAAAAGTTAACCTTATATGTTTATTTATTAAGCTCCAGAACCTGCTGCCTCAGGGAACCAGTATTGTACTTGGAAGTCAACTGTGAATTCTTCTATGGCATCAGAGCTATCATATGATAGATCAATAGAAGAAACTGTGCTTGGGAATATATCCACAAACTTATACTGTGCAAGAATAGTGCTATCAGTGGCAGGACTATTAGAACCTTGTTGGCTAGCTACATTTCTACCAAGTTGATAAACTGTTGCTTGTCCCATGTAAGATGATGGGTCAGTTAAACCTGATGAATCTCCATACTGTGCTATATTTTGAGCCCATGCTTGGAATGCTCTGTAGTGACCAAAATCTTGATCATTGATTACTGTAACAGTCCAAGGGTCAAATGTTCTATCACCAGCAACTTTCATCACACGTCCTCTAAAAGGAACTTCTAATACACCCACATTTGATGCAGGTAATTGTGCTGCTTTACATAAAAATCTAAATCTATCTCCATCAAATTGACCATCACCATCACCTTGTATTCCAAGGTTCACTGTATCAGGAAAGTTAACTTGCACCTCAAACAGATTGGGGCGAGTACCACCACCAATCAGTTTGGATTTAAATTGAGAAATAGTTCTCTGTGGGATTGTTGCCATTTTTTAGAATCTCCTTTGGTTATTTAGATATGATGTTTTAAACTCTACCTGCTACTTCTTCAAAGCTAACACCAGTTCTGGTGGCAACAAATGTAAGAGTAACATAGTTGATTGATCTAGCAGGCTTCAAGAAGATGTCTGCTCTAAATTCATTATTATCAATCACATCAGGAGTGTTGTTTGTCTCATCACAAATAACTAGGAAACCATTTAGTCCCCTCTTTGCTTCCACATCCCTTAGGAATGGTTCAACAATATTAACAAAGTTTGCTCTTGTGACCTGATCATTGAGTTCAAAGAGTTGTGCCTCTGCTGCTTTTTCTAGTGATTGTTCAATTGTTAGGAATAATCTTCTAACATTAATTCTATCAAATGCAGATGCAAATGCCAATCCAGTTTTATCACCAAAGAGTAGAATACCAGTTCCAGGTTGATTAACTATGGAGTTAATTCTAAGTGGATACAGTTGATCTCTTTGTGCTTTATTTGGATTGTATGCAAGTTTGATTGCATTATTCAAGATTCCTCTTTGTTGTCCAGCAGGTGAGAACCAAGGGAATGAATTGATACTTGTTCTTACCATCAATCCAGCAACATCACCATTAGTTGGGATGAATCTGAATGTGTTATTGAACCTATCAAACATATACTTATATCCAGTATCAAATACTGCATATGAAGATGATGATAAAGGACTATAGAATTTAATTATGTTGTCTGTTTGAGTATCTGTATTTGTGATATTCACAACCCCAGTCCTATGAGGTGAAATGACTGCCATGCAATCTTTTCTATCACCAGCTATGGAGATTAGTTTATTTGCTTTTGCTTGAGAGTCATTTATACCACTTAATCCAGGTCCCATGATTAAGTAATCAACTGCTATCTCATCCTTATTAGAGAATAAGTTATAAGATGTGATTAGATTACCAAGAGTTGCTTGGAATCCACCAGTGGCAGAGTAATCTGCACCAGCAGTAAGTGTGTATGTATTATTTCCAACTACATTGAAAGTAATACCTTGTGCATTTCTATTCCATCCACCAGATGCAGTGGTTATAGGAGTATAACCAGAACTGAAACCTGATGCAGCTACAAATCCATCAGAACCATCTGAAGGATCATCTCCTGCATAGATGTATTGTGAATAGAGTGCCAACCAATCTTTATAGAATATCTTCTGAGGTGCATTTTCTGAGGAAACTGCATCAGTTGCCTTAGATAGATTTAAGTTTTTCTCAAGAATGTTACCTTGTATTCCTGTTACATCTCCAAGATCATCTACAACCACCACATGCATTCCATCATTCTTGGAAGATCTATCACTTGCCCACACACTTGTGTCTGGTCTAGGAGAAATTGCTTTCCAGAATACTGTTGAGTTTGTTAATCCAAGAGTTTGCTCATCATACCAATCTTTAACAAAGTTACCACCCACAGTGGCAAATGTAGCAATTCCTACAGCAGAAGAGTTAACAATAGTAATGGTATTACCTGCTATGACAGACCTTGCTTGATCTCCTTGAGCATAAGTTATATCAGTTGAGACTCCAGCAGTGGTAACTCTGTTGGTTATCTTAACATCAATAGTTGTTGCTCCAAGTCCAGTAATGATACCTTTGATGTGTCCTGTAAACTCAGAAGTTCCTCCTACTCCTGCTATGATTTCATTAGTAAGTGAAACACTAACACCCATACCAACTGATACACCAGTTGTTGTTCCTATACCAATTCTTTGATCTGCTTGATTGTCAATGGTACAAACCTTAAGGTTGTTCGCCCATGTACCAGGTGTTTTAGCAGCATATCCAAATGTCTGACCTACACCAGCATAGTTTGCTATGTAATCATCATAGTTCTTAATCTTAAGATCAGTAACATTAACTTCATGAGATCTATTGCCATTAGCATTTACTAGATCATCATCATCAGTCCTTACTACTTTAAGAACCCCTCCATAAGAAAGGAAGGATGAAGCACTCATCCAATACTCATATTGAGCATCAGTTCCTAGTGGTTTTCCAAAAGTTTTAATTAGTTCAGTTTCATTTGTAATGTCAATAGCTTCATCAATAGGTCCAATTTCAAATGGACCAGCAATGGCGCCAATGTTATCTAATACATTTTCTGCTCTCCCTACAGTCAGATCCACCTCCCTTACTAATACTCCAGGAGATAATTGTGGAGTCGCCATGTCGTCTAGCCTCGTCTCAGTTTATCTGAAAATATTTATTGTTTTCTATGTTTTCATTGGGGAAACAACGCATGAACACTACCAGTCTGGGTAGTTCCAATCTGTATAAGGGTTTGATTTTTTTCTAGAATCCATAATTCTTCTTATGGTGCATACCTTACATTCATATGAATAAGAGGATGCTAATGTTCCTCTATCTTTACGTGTTAAGTAAAATCCATCTATTAAATTTTTTGTCTCCTTACATACTCTACACTTTCTATCAGAGAGTAATAAGTGTCCTAGTCTTATCTGACTATCTAATTCCACTATCTATAATCCCACATGTAAGAGCGATCACCATACTCATCAGTGTTCCAAGAACCAGGTGTACCTGCCAATCTATCTAGTTCTAAAGTGCCATTATCTATTTTCCAAGTATCTCCATCAGAGTCAACAAAAGTTTCATCATCTAAACCATCCATAATAAAACCAAATGGAGCCATATCTTGTTCTATCTGATTTTTTTGTTCTTCATATAATCTTTTTCTTACATCTTGATCAGTAAGTTCTTTAAAATAATCTTGCGCTACCAACCATGCATATATTACAAGACACATAGCAAGATCATCATTGCATCCTTCCTCTGCCTCAAATGAATTATGTTTTTGAATAAAGGTAGTCAACTCACTTAATATCTCATAATCTCTAAATGTAAGTTTGTCCTCCTCTATCAAAGTTTTTAAGTTAAGAGCACCAACTTTCTTCACAGTTTTTGACATCTTAACACCTAGTTGTGTCTTCTTACCAGAGAATCCTTGTCCTACAATTTGACCTGCCCTACCCCTCATAGAACACATCAATAAATTTTCATACTCTAAATCAAAATTAAGAATAGAAGCAACTTGATCTCCTACATCATTTACCTCACATAATATGAAGGCATTGTTATAACTCTTTGCCACCTCCCATATAACATTTGGGAATAGCATGGGTTTAATCTCATTATTTCTAAATTTAGCCACTACTCTGTGTGGAAACTCAGTGATATCAATAACTACAAAAGCAGAATAATCACCTCCAACTCCTCTTGCTACATCAACTGTAAGAACATAATCATGTCCTTTCTTACATACCTCATACACATCTAATCCAGCACTTCTGGTTTGTGGTTCATCATAAACTAATGCTCTCAACTTACTGGGAGCAATAAGAGTATCAACAGATCCTAAAAACTCACACTCAAATTCAACTTTAAATTGTGCCTCTGAGGTGTTGGCAATTGTAGATTTTTTCCACTTATCATCCCTACCAGGCACTTCACTCCAATGCACATCAGTAGGAACATATTCATTTTTTCCTTGCTCTGCATCATGCCACATCCTATAGAAGTGGTTCATACCATGAGGAGTGGAGACTATGATAACCTTTGTGCTCTTACCTGAGGTAATAGTAGGATAAACTGAACTAAAGAATTGGTCAGCAATATGATTAGGTACAAAAGCAAATTCATCCAAGAATAGGATATTGAATGACATACCCCTAACAGCAGATGCTGATGTAGAAGCAGCAAGAATCTTAGATCCATTCTCTAATTCTAAACTTCCCCTATTCCATGCTATGATACCCTGTTGCATCCACTTAGGTAAATTCTCATATGCAGTTTGTAATCTACCTAGCAGTTCTCTAGCAGTTGCTGCTTTGTTTGCTAGTATACCAACATTAACACTATCATTAAAAACAACATAATGTAAGAGATATGCAACACAGGTGGTTGACTTACCCGTTTGTCTAGGCATCTTACAGATGTTAAATCTAGACTCATGGAAATTTTTAATTAATTTCTTCTGAAAGTGATAAGGTTTAAATGCTGTCAGACCTTCATCCAAACTTACAATCTTTACATATTGTTCTGCAAAATAAATTGGATCATTTCTACAAGCATAGAACTCAAGAATTTGTTCTTGGGTAAACTCTTGTTGTACGTTTGCTTTTTTTAGATTGGGATTGCCTAGATAAATGTTGTCTGCCATGATAACCTCCTACATCATTTCATACTTGCCAAACTTAAGATCATGTTCTCTTGTCTTCATAGTCATATCTATAATTCTTTCTAACTGTCTAACTTTCTTTTCTAAATCCTTAGTACGCTGATCCTCCTGTTTGGAGGAGTGGTTCTCCTGGTTCATAGGTTGAAACTTGGTAATTCCAGAGTTTTGCGCCAGGATACACTTTTACCACTTGATCCTGAACTTCTCTGCGTGATGGTTTTTTGATTGAAGGGAAAAACATTTTTAGCATGTAGTTTTTGCCTCTCCAAGACAAATAAACGTCAATTACATTTCCTATTCTAGCTCTTAATTTAGTTGCCTCTCTAAAGGAAATCATTATATTTGAACATCATTTACTTTAATATTTATTAAAATTTACACTTGTAGTGCTGTGAAAATGACCTTGAATGTGGTAGAACTTGATGATGCAGGAAATCCAAGCAATCTCAAAGCACCACTATTGATGTCAGTGGAGAATGTTGCTATACCTGTTGGTTGATTGATAGTTCCAAATTCATTCATATATGTATTTGTACCATCATGAATTACATTGATGGTTGTCATATTAAAATTAGATCCTTGAACTGCCTGTATCTGATAACTAACAGACCTATAAGTGGAGGCACTAATTGACATTACAACTGCTTGTCCTGTAGCAGAAGTAGTCTTTACACCAGATTGAATATCACCAGCAATCAATTCTAAATTAGTAGCAGATACTGGTTCAAAGGTAAACTCTTCTTCTGTTGCATTATATCTTAAGAATCTACCATCACCTAAATTAGAATCATCAACATCATCTAATCCTGTAAGAGTGCTGCTACCTAGTGCTGTGCTTGCTATACCAACCCACTTATCACCACTGTAAATTAGTAATTCATTTGTTCCTGTAGTTTGATCAAAACTTACATCATCAAGATCTTTGATGAATCCAGCACCACCTCCACCAATGGTGTATAACTGTTGTTCAACTCTGTTTACAAATAGTCTATAGTTTGCTGCTAAATCTTGAAGAGTAGCAAATTTTTGATCTGTAGGAGTGAGGGGATCATCTCCTTGTTTTTCAGATGGGTCAGGTGCAATAGGACGATTATTAACTATCTCCTCACTCAAAGTTTGTTGAGTTCCTTTTATATCCTCTACAATTTTATAAAGTTCTGCAATATTGATAGTATGAGTCTCTGCTTTATCACTTAACTTTTTAATATCTTTATCATAATATTTTACCTCTGGCAGATTGGCAACTTCTTCTTTTAATCCATTAAAGTAGTTTTTTATTTCTTTATTAGCATCTCTATATTTACTATTAGACTCACTTATCTTTTTTTCAATATTTTGTTTTGCTTCATTTAATTTACTTAATACACTTTTCTTCAGTAATCTATCATCATCTTTAAATTGATTCCTATGCTCATATATCTTAAGGGCAGTTTCTTTTAGTTCTTCATATATTTTATCTTTTGTTTCCTGTAAATATTTTTTTACTTCTTTAATTTCAACTTTCTTTTCAAAATCTTTAGTATCAAAACTTTCTGTTAGATTTTCAATGTCTTGATTGAATGTATCTTTGAGAGTTCTAAGATTATCATTAACTCTATCAAAATCATCATCTATAACACTAAAAGTTTTTCCAATCCAAGAAAAATCAGGAACTTCATTTACTTCATTTACCCACTTAGGAAACTTAGGTATATCCTCTCTTACTCCTTGAATATCTTCTTTTAGTGATTGTATATCATCCTCATAATATCTTACTTCAGGAACTTCTGGAATGCTTTCCTTTACTTGCTCAATATGTGTTAAAAGTTCTTGAAGTTCATTGTCATATGATTTTATCTCAGGTATCTCAGGTATACTCTCTTTGACGTCATTTACTAAACGTAATAACTCAGGCCAAGGAGGAACAATATCCTTTACTTCTGCAAATGTTTCTCCACTAGCATCCTCTATAGTTTGAACTTCCTCTTCTACTTCAATATATCCTTCTACTGATGGTAAATCTTCTTCTTCTAATAAATCAACAACTGATGGGAGTTCCTCTGAACTTTCTGAAAAGTCGTCAATAGATGGCAAATTTTTATAGTCGTCAGACATGTTATGAGTATCTTAGTACTTTGGGATTTCTCTCCCTATGTTTTATTTAGAATCTTTTGGAATGCTATTCTTTAATAATTTTTGCAACTCTGCAGTTGATCCAACAAACAAGGCATTGTTGACAGTGTTGGGACCTTTAGATACTTTATCTTCTTCTACATCTTTTAATTTCTTTTGTAAATCCATCAACTTATCAGTTGCATCAGATACACTTTTAATTAACTGACCAGCAACTTCATATGCTCTAGGCATTTCACTGTCTTGAGCTAGCTCAAGAATACCATCAATTGCTTCTTGTCCTTTCTCTATTATACTGTATAGATTACCTCTTGTATATTCATAATCTCTTTCTATATCTGATCTTTCATGCTTCTCAGGTTTAGTGATTCCAACTTCAGTGGTTTCAGTAGAGACTACTTCCCCAGTAACATTAAATGCATCATTTAATTTGTCAAAGTTTTTAGTCATTAGATGGTTCCATCAAATCCAAAGTCATCACCAAATTCTATGGCACTATTATCACTAGCAGTGATAACTTTAATTTCTGCACCAAGAACATGAGATGCTGCAGTTGTATTGTCTTGTGCTCTCTTGACAGTTAGTGTTGTGCCAGAGATAGACTCTACAAACATCTCCTCTTGATCTATGTATATGTAATTAGTTTTCTGTATGCCATCAACACTGTTAACACTAAAGATTGCTACTTCATCGTCTATATTTTCACTTAGATTTGTAGTAACTGTATCTCCATATGCTTTAGTAGCTCTAGGAACAACACTATAAGTAACTTCTCTAACTGGAGTTGTAGTTTTTGAACCAGCAACATATCCAATAGATGCCTTTTTGATAATATCTTTGGATACATCTGTGTTGACAGGACCAAACATGTAAGTCTTTGCAGTAAATCTCATAGTATAGATAAGTGCTCTCCTAGTAGAAAAATCACTTTCATAATCATCACTAGTAGTGATAGAATTTAATACTATGGGAATATCTCTTTTCTCTCCAATAGTATCAACTAGGTCTACTGATACAGTATATGCAGGTTGAAAGTATGGGAGTATTTGTTCCACTATCTGAAGCATATCATCATTCAGTTTAGTGAAGATACTAAGTTCAAAATCTAGATTGTATGGTACAGGTAAAAATGTTTTTGCAATGGTACTTTTATCACCTTTTACACCTTTTAAAAATGTTTGAGTGGTTGTTGATTTTCTTGCAGGATCATAACTAAGACCATTTAACTCAAATGACATTCTTGGTAATGTAATTTGAACTGGTCTGTTGAGATCAGGTACTTGCTCTAATCTTGCTAAGAATTTTTGTGTAGGACCATATGCCAAAGGCACTTTAGTATTACTAACAACTGAATCATCATCACTAGTATGTTGAATATTAATGTTGTTAAAGATAGAACCAAAAGCAATAATGGTTCTTCTCATTATTTCGTGATAAAAATATTCAAACATTTTTATAATCCTTTTATATTATATTTATGGCATTCCAAATGGATTGGTCTCTGTAAAGTCTATTATATCATCTCCAGCACTTTGTATTGGTGTATTCTCTGCAAATCCATCATCATCATTTGTAGCAGCAACTATTTGATACTCATAAGTAGCACCTGATGTACTACCTGTGATAACTTCTCCAACTGTAAATTCACCACTTGTAATAGAAACTTTAAGTTCTCTAGTAGATGCATCCCATGATTTAACTCTAGCAGTTGTGCTACTTGCAGCACCAGTTACAACTTCATTGAATATGTAATTTCCAGAACCACCTGTAAATGGTGAAGTAACTGTTGCAGTAGGAGCACTGGTGTATCCAGAACCACCATTAGTAATTCCAATTTGTGTAACAATACCTACTGTATTACCACTACCTACATACGCAATTGCAGTTGCTGTTGTGCCTGATCCTGGTGGTGCTGAGAAAGTAATTGTTGGTGCAGTAGAATATCCACTACCACCAGTAAATGTAACAACTCCTAGTGTGCCATCATTGATTGTTGCAGTAGCAGCAAAACCTGCTCCTCCACCACCAACAACCACTACACTTGGAGCAACTGTATATCCAGAACCTGGATTAATAATATCAATTCTTTGTATCTTAGATGATTTAACTCCATCATAATCAACTATATCATCTGTCATGGATGCTATACCAATAGCAGTTATTCCTCCTGCAGGTGCAGATGAAATTGCCACTCTTGGAAGACTAGTATAATCTTCTCCCCTGTTAGATATTGTGACAAAAGATACTCCACCATCCACTATGCCAGTTGTAAGCACTGCAGGTGTTCCTGATGCCACTAGAGTAAGTGTTTCAATATAACCTGCCTCTTCTAAATTATCATCAATATCTCCAACTCCAGTATCTATGACTTCATCTTCATATCTGTAAAGTTCACATCTGAGTTCATATACATAGTTCTTTTTTAACTGGTAGAATGGTTTCTCATGTTCTACAAACTTAATCTCAAATAACCTATCACCTAGTGGGAAGTATATTAAGTCTCCCTCTTTAGGTCTAGTTGCTAATTCTATATTAGGTATATTTTTGATGAGTGGTGTGATATAATTTTCAAATCTATCTCTTGAGATGATAAGTGTAAGATCATCAAGTGCCTGCACACCAAACTTAGATAGAAGAGAACCTTGTCCTTCATATCCATCAAAGGTATCCACATATGCTTCAAGTGGTATTGCCTCTTCAAATTTAGATTCTATAACTTCCTGTATTACAGTATTTTTCGTGATGTATCTTCTAGGAATGTAGAAAATCTCCACTCCATACATTTTAATCTGTTCATTAATTAAACTCTGAACTAGATTTTGTTCACCAGAAGACCCTTGTAAAAAGAAAGGATTGAGTGCCATATTATTAACCTATCATATCTAGTGGAGGAAGTTCATAAGTATTAGACATCATTTCCCTTATCTTATCTAAGTCTTTTTCAGCATCCTCATATATCTCCCTTCCATTTAATTCTACTCCACCTGGCAACTTAACTCCCTGAAACTTCATAAGGTTTTGTCCCCACTGTCTTTTAATAAGTGCAGTGGCATATGGTTTTAAGAATGAATCATTATAGACTCTAGGGTATGAATCTGGATCTAGAAGTGTAAAGCAATCAATTACTAGATGATCATCAACAGATAAACTACCCCAATCAAGGTCTAAGTATAATCTATCTTGTCTCTTATTAAATCTTATCTGTTTCTCTGTGGTAAGTAAAAAGTTAATATCTTCCAGATAAGTTTTTACCATAGCATATGAAAGAAGTTCAGTAGCACCCCAATAATATATGTCATTCAAAAACAACTGATACTTCACACTAAACATGTTGTTGGTGATAGTATTACTTCCATCAAAATGAAAAATTTTAGTTACTCCTAATACTTCTGGAGGGATAGGAAGGAAGTTGCTATTTTCAGTATAATCAAATTGAGTGGTAACACCAACTGTGGTGTTGACTGTGCTAGTGGTTATACCTGCACCACCAGTTGCTTTTCCTCTATCAATATCTTCTTGAGTTATCTTGTACTTTAAATAAGTTTGATATACTCCATCAAAATGTCTTTCTTGAAAATATTGAATAGCATCATCTATCAAATCATCTATTTGCTCATCAGCAACATTTATTTCTAGAACAGGCGCACCAAGTTTTCTTTTGCAGTAATCAATGAGTTCTGATCTAGTGGAGGGTTGCGCCATCTATCTACTTTACTATTATAAGTTTATTTATGGTGCTGATGAAATACCAGCTATTACTAACACATCTCCTGACACTATTCTAAAAATTGATGATCCAGAACCAACCAAGACATCATATACATATCTACCTTCCTTCAAAGTTCTAGTGGCAGTAGATCCCAATGATAATCTAAACTCTCCACCTTTAGCACTAGTGAAACCAACATTGAATGTTGCTTGAGCACCTAATGTTGCACCAATGGCAACACTCTTTGCAAGTTGAGCAGAACCAGTATATCCAGTAAAATCAAAAGCAGTTCCAGAAGTCCCAACTACAGTGTAGTCAGCATCTAAATCTGCCCCTGTATTGATGGTGAGATTAACACCATATGCAACACCTGAACTAGGATCAAAAGTAAAAGTGTTTTTAGCCATTAGACAATGCTCTTAGTAAATTTTTGATTTCATTAATATCATTCTTTAAATCTTTCAATTCATTCTCCATATTATCTATTCTATTAGATCCTTGTCTTTTTTTATTACGTAGTGAAATATAATTATTATATTCACTACTACTAGTGTTCACAATGGCATTGCTATTGTCATCACGTTTAAGATTGACATGTCCTTCTACTTTCATATTATGCAAGTGCAATAACTCTAAGGTTTTTAACTCTAGGTGGTTGAGCTTGATTAGTACCAGTTCCCACTAATTTGATACTAAAGTATCTAAAGGTTGGTAAATCATCAATAGTAAACTCATAATCATTATAAATTACTTGATTTGCTGTATATGCTATAACATCTGTTTTAGCAGTTAAAGTATCAGGTAATCCATTATTTTTTGCTGGATCTATAATTTGTCCAGTTGTCAATAAGTTGGTATGACCAGGAAATGGTTGATAGATTAACTCATCATTAGGACCCTCTGAAACAGCATAGAATGCTCTTATGTCACTAGTAACATTAATGTGTGCTTCCATGTGAATCTTAATTCCTGTAGCTCCAGATTTCAAAGTGATTGGTTTACATGCATAAACAAATGCATTAGGATCATCTTTCAGTGTGTTAACTCTATTGTCTGTCACATAATCAGTGATTGGTTGATTCAATCTATTAGAGCATAATATGACCCCAATCCTATCTAAATCAACTATTGGAGAAAGAGTTGGATCTGCTCCAAAGAAAGATAAACTCATAGTGAGTGATTTATTATCTGGAAGATTTGGCAATGATGTTGTCTCATTAACTCTAGAAGCTATCATTCTAGGGGTAGACATATAGTTATCACCCTCTAGACTAATATTTTCAAATCCCTTATCAACAAATGGAGGTTCTGATCCATCAACACTAGATGATGTAATGGTTCTTACTTGTGCTGTTAAAGTAGTTCCTGCTGGAGTAACATTTTGAACTATGGGAGTTATTATTTCAAATGGTATATTTTCAGTAGATACAATTTTTGATCCACCAGAAGATTTGGTTTGTTTGAATTTTAATTTTGGAAGACTAGTTCCTACAGATCTATCCACTCCATTAGCAGATGTGTCAATTTTTATATTGAAGAAATCTAAACCTTGAGGATTGGTCACAGTAGCATCTGCTAAATTGTGATTAGTATTAATTCTTCTCAATGAAATACCATTTAACTCATATTTGTTGACTATATCAAGAGCACTGTGTGATAGTGTTTTGGTTGAATCAACTCCTCTAGTAACTCCAGTTAAAGTGTTATTGCTTACTCCACTGTAAGAAAGTATCTCACTTCCAACCTTGACATAACCTAGATTGGTAGAACCAACACCCACACTTTCAAATTCAGCAAAATCTGTAGCATCATCTAAAGATATAGATCCAGTTGATGCTGAATCATAATCTGCAGCTAAGACAGTTGGTTGAACATCTGAGGTTACATCATTTATAGCAACTACATTTTGAGTTGAATACATTCCATGATTTTTTTGATTGACTTTTATATGAAGTCCATCATCAATAGTTACAGGAGAATCTGACAATAAAACATTTCCACCAGCAGAGTGATTTAGTGTGGTTACACCAGCACCTGTGACATATTGAATAGTTTTAGTAGAACCAGTTTCAAAATCACCTTGAACATTGTCAAGAACAAATTCATTAGTTCCAGTGATGGAAGCAATTGAGAATTTAATACCTTGTCCCAATGATGTTAATCCCACAGTGGATACTCCAACCACATCTCCAATGGAATATCCAGTTCCACCATTAACAACAGTAGCAGCAACTGCCACTCCATTGGTTATAGTCATGTTCAATGTTCCATTTCTTCCACCCCCAGTTTGAGTCACCATAGGAACATGATTATATGTTTCACTACCAGATGAGGGTGTATATCCAATACCAGAGTTAGTGATTGTTAAATTGCCAGTTGCTGTTCCTGCAGCACCAACAAATCTTCCTGTGGCATTGCTACCATTTTGTTGAACAATATTTCCAATTGTTATTCCAGTATCAGATATGGTTGTGTTAAAACCAATTCTAATTTTATTTGATTTAATTTCAAATGAATCTTTAAGAAGAGGTGGAACATCATCAGAGAATGTAACCAAAGGTGGATTTACAAAATTGATGGTTCCAGATCTCTCACTAAATCTTGCTCTATAAAGAGTAAACTTAAGATCCTCATACTGACTAGCATTCCAGGTCTCTCCATTTTGTGATTTAAATAAAGAACCTAGAGTGGGTTGTTGATTAACAACCACTTGCTCTGCTTCAGGTCTATCTCTAGTTTGAACATCAGTCTCACCCATTCTAGAAATCCAAGCAGTATATTCATTACTTGTAGATAATAAAACTACTGCGTAAGATTTATTTTCTGGTAAATATACTGGAGATGGAAATGTTACTGTAGTAGGAATAGATGCATCATCAGATATGTTAATATCTTCAGGATCTAACACTACCTCACCAAAAGGAATTATCTCTGTGGTAGGAACTCCAAGATTCATTGTTCTTAATTGAACACTACATGGTAAGAATTGATCTTTTGATCCAAAGTAAAGATCTACCTTAGTTACATATATTGCATTACCTACAAAGAATGATTGAGCAAGAGGGTCTCTAACACCAAATCCACATTCTTTAGTTAATGCAGCATAACCACCTTTATCTGTTATACCAGTTTCTGCTGCAATAGCTGCAAAAGTTTCTCCAGCTGCAGCTTTACCTGCTTCACTTGCTTCAAAATCTGCCACTGCCTCTTTATCTTGAGCAAATTCAAGATGCTCCTCCATTCTTGCTTGAATATCAGATGAACTAGCATCAGCACCTAATTCTAAAGCAATTGCTGCAGTCCAATATTTTACAGCACCTTGATCTGGTGGTGCTTGTCCAACATCTTCAAACTTAGCGTAGGCAGCAGCAATAGGATCATTAACTTGAATTGTTACATTATTGTTTTCATCAGTAACAGGAACAATACCAGTGTTATATGATTCTTGATCACTTAATTTACCAATAAATGTTGGTTGTTCTGAGAAAGTGTCAGTCACTTCATTATTACCAGTGACATCCACTACGACATCCTTGACTTCCTCTATGTAATGAACAGTTTGCTCTGTAGGTCTAGTGCTAATTGTTTTACTAGATGAAGTTGTGGTAATAGGACCTGATATGGACTTACTTTCAACTTTAGTTAAAACATCAGTTGCTATATTTTTTACACTAATGATGGTAGATTGTAGGGTGTTAATAGTTCCACTAGATTCAAATACCTTTGAAACATCAGTAGAAACATTTGCTGATATTTGACTATTAACATTACTACTAGTAAGTCTAAAAACTTTCTTCCCTGTTTCAAATTTTGGTGAAGTAATCTCATTAGGATCAGGAATAAAGAAAGATCCAAGAACACTACCAACCACATCACTTCTTAATCTTAAATTAGAAATTGTAGCTTGAGCACTTGATGTTTCTCCAACCAATGTAAGACCAGTTTCAACATGTCCAAAGAATGTATTATCTGCTTTTTCTGCTAGAGTATCTAAATCTATGTTTAGTAGGCTAGATGTAGAGGAATACAATTCAGGAACATCAACTAAATCTGATGAAGTAGAAGATGTGTTAGAAGTTGTAGTAGATGATTCTGGTACTATGTTATCTACTATAACTGCACCCAAAGTTCTTCCAGTTCCACCTGAAAAGAGAGGAGTAAACTGATAATATGGATTAGATTTATAAGTTTGTGTAGGAGCATCAAAAGGTCCACGTTTATGATTTGATTGTGCTACCTTAAATCTTATCAACTCCTTACCATTAGCAGTGGTTCCTATTACAGTTTCACCTACTTGGAATGTACCAGTAGTCATTGTAATTTCAAGAAGTTTAGGAATTATATACTTTGATACATCTTGACCATCAAAGAAAGCAAAAAGTCCTGTTGATGGTTTTAAAGTTCTAGCATCAAATTTAATATTTCTAGACCTCATGTTAGAGGCAATCTGCGTGTTGATTACCTTTGGACCTTCATTAATAGTGCTAAATGTTTCTCTAACTAAACTTTTACTTGCTGTTCTACTAGATTGTCCAACTCTTTGTTGATTTACAGTAGTGGTTTGAATAAGTTGATCATGAACCCAATCATTAGTTGTGTCTGACCAGTTTTCTTTATATCCAGTCCAATTATCAGACCAAGAACTCCATGTTACAGGACCATATCCAGTTCTAGAATCAAATCCTGCGGCATCTAATTGTTCAGAGGTATTTGTGTAAGTTACTAAATCATCATGCTTAGCTTCTAATGTAACTTCATCAAGCCATATGTCACTATCTGGAACTAGATCTACAGTTCCACCATAATAACTTACTAAGTAAGGTGTTATATTTTCAACTCTTGTAGCAAAAGGTTGTTCAATATGTACAACTTCATCATAATCTAAAGTTAATACTCTTCCAGTTTTTCTAATACCATTAGCACTATTTAAATCTAATTTAAGATCTAATTCAGTGGTATGATGAGATGGTCTTAACTCTCCATTATGATAATCTATAGAATTTTTAACTATGGTGGTTTTAAGTTGATTTTCTGTATTGGAAAAATCATCAACAAAGAAACCAGATTTAAATCTATTTAATCCATCTGTATCAGTAATTTGCATGTTTAATGTATCACTTTCCAACAAAGAAAGAGATGTGAAAAATTCTAAGTTTTCAATTCTTTTCTCAAGTTTATTGATATCACTCATTTGATATCTCTTATAGTTTGCAAGAGTAATACTTGCATTATTCACTTCAAATAAGTAAGCAGGTAATTTAATTGATGCTATTTCTAATGCACCATCTATTGGCACTGGAAACTCTGGAGTTTCAGCAGGAATTCCTTTTATTAATTGAAACTCACCATTTTTAGATAAGTAAATTTTATCACATCTAGGAAGGAAGAAAGAGTAATCTAATAATATAGATTTGTCAGATGCTAAAATATTCTTAGCAGAATTTCCTGATGAGGTAAATGATCTACCTAAAAACTCAAATGGAGAACGAGATGTTCCTGTAAAATCAGAAACTCTAGGTCTAATATCAATGAGATCACTTACTCTACAATTATTGATTACATGTAAATCACCATAATCAAAATTATCATATGAATTGACAGTTGTGATATCTCCAGTGTCTGCTGCAGTAAAAAATGCAGATTCAAATATTATGCTTATTCTCTTTGTGGGTGCATCATATCCAGATTTTCTCACTATTCTGGCATAATCATAGATTGTATTTCTCTGACCATCATCATAAGTAAATTCATCAGTTATATTATTAGAACTTAATGCCACAGCTCCAACTGTTGCTCTAATTCCAGACTCTTGGAAAGTTACTATTTCTCCTATCTGAAGATCAAAATCATTTAATAGAGTAAATTCAATAGCAGCGTCAGTGCTTTTCTTAACATATATTCCAGTTGACTTGCTTGTATCTCCAACAAATTTTTCTCCAATCAAAAGATCACCAGTTCTACCTGTAGAACTATTAATAGAAGTTAAAGTTAATATTGGTAGAGTTGGATCATTGACATTAGAGGATTCATATATTCCAAATACTTCTGTGACATCAGGAACATTTAAAGAAATTTCACCATCTTGAACCCTTGTTCCAAAAACTGAATTAAAAGTTAATCCATCATTTAATGTGGTTGTTCCAATACCAGATGTTGAATTAGCTGAACCTACTACAGTTAATAAATTAATTTTTTGTTTTTCTTTTATTTTTGATTTTACATTTATTTTTCTCAATGTGGCTATCAATTTTGCTGGACTGTCAGTTCCTAGTCCATTAATTGTCACTTGAGTAGAACCTGAGTTAAAAACAAATTTATCTGAAGATAAAGGTTCAGTGCTACCATCAGTTCTTATTAATGTGTAATCTTCTTCATCATAAGGTAAGAAAGTTTCATCAGAACTTCCACTGCTGATTGTTCCAGTAGAATTTCCAGTAATGGTAACATCAAATTGTTTTTTAATAGTAATATGAGAATTTGTTAAATCTACATTAGATACATTTTTCTTGGGTAGATGAGTATATAAATCATTGTCAGTAGAAGATTGGAATTGTGAAGTTAATATTTTAAAATTAGAGGGATTTATCTCTCCAGAAGTAGCATCACCAGCTATTACTGTGGGAAGACCACCATCACAAACACCACCAACTGTGGTTACTCCAGATATGGTAAGAGAATTTTGAGAAACACTTTCAACTCTTGCATAGGATACTATACTTTTACCTGGATTACTATATTCTACGATATTTCCAACTGTTGCAATTCCAATAAAAAACTTACTTGGATCTGCACTAGTAACTGTTGAAATTCCTAGAGAAGCTCCTGAAGTTGTTGCTGCACTAATATTAACTTCTCCAAGATTAGAAAATAAAGTTTGTTTTACGTCAGCATTAAAAGTGCTTGCTGTGCTTACAGTTCCATTAATAGATTTGATATCACTAGTAGTAAAGGATGTAGATGCTGCAGCAACATTTCCACTCTCTATTCCATTAAAAATTAATTGTTCTCCAGGTATAAACTTACCCTTAGTATTATACGCAGTAACAGCAGTTCCAACAGAATTATATCTTAAGAAACCTGTAGCTCCACTAGACTTACCTTTGATATGTGTAGGAACAACTAGAGCATCTTTTGGATTAGTATTTAAAGTTAAATTAGTATAGGTTTGTATATCATACAAAGCTATATCCCACTCATTCTCTGTGGGGACTGAACTATTATATGATCCAGACTCTAGAGCAAAATCATATACACGTGCTAATCCTATCTCTTTACCAGCAGCAGTAGTTGAAGCAGCCCCTATTCTTTGATCTCTTAAACTTACAGTATAATCTGTTCCTATTCCTATGATAGGAGAGCCAGAAACTCTATTTAAAGTAAAAGTAGGTCCTGTAACATAATTAATACTTTGAGATTCTAAAAGTTTTGTTGTTCTTGGTTTATCAAAATCTAAAAATGTAGGAACAATAGTTTCTATATCATATCCTTCCACATATGCTTTTCCTGGTGATAACTTATAAGTTCCTAAATCATCACTTGGAGTATTATTGTTATAAGTTTTTTGATTTGAATTAAATATACCATTATTACCTTCAAAATCATTCAATGTATTTTTGGCAGTTAATGAGAATGGTCTAATGTAATAGTTTCCAGACTCATCAAAAGTTCTTTTTGCTAATTCATCTCCCAACTCATTATAATCACTTTCTCTACGTACATATATTAATTCACCACCTCTGATTTCCATCAAATTTATAAAGTTTGATGGTTTAGTTTCCTCTGGTGGAAGAGATGTTAAACGCACAGATATACTTAGTCTATCAGCACCTGGTGCTGTAAAATTACTAAATCCAGAAGCGTTGTCAGTTAAAGATTCATCTAAATCAGAAGTAACAATTGATTCTTGAATACGCAATCCAACATTAAAATTACCATCATTACGATATGGATCTAATATCAAAGTTTGAGATTTTACTTCTAAAAAATATCCTCTTACAAAATAGATACCCTCAGACAAAACAGCAGCAGATCCAATAAAAGAACATGCTTCAGTTGTTAATTGAGCAACAGGTTCACCTGGTTGAAATATAACTCCTGTTCTGGTGCTTATTGAATTATTATCTAATAATAAACTCTCTCCAGGTGTAAATACCTCATTACCCTCTCCAGCAGTGTTCAAATATGTAACAAATAAAACATACCAATTGCCACCAGTAACTCTTCCTATGTATGATTTTATTTTTGCCTTTACTCCAGATGCGCTACCTATTACTACTTTGCCTAGTAAATCATCTAGATATGATTCTACATTTATACCTTCATTTGATACTTGAATTCTAATTGAATCATAAGCACCATTATATCTAATTCCACCTCCAGTTACTGAGGCACCATCTTTAAATATATGTTGACCAAATTTTTCAATTTGATTTTGGAGAAGAGATTGTACTCCTGTCAGTTCTCTTGCTTGAACTGGCAATCCTGGTTTAAATAATATTTTACAATAAGTATCTTTTGCATCAAAATCGTCAAAGTAAGGAGCGACGTTTAGATTTGTTTCCTGTGGCATGAGTCTTTAGAATTGCAAAATAACTTTGATATCTTCTCTTTGATTTGCAGACCTGGTTATAGAAGGTCTGTTATCAACATAAATTATATTTCCAGAGTATTTCTTGACCTCAGGGTTAGCAACACCCTGAACAAAACTCTGTCCAAGAAAATATTTTCTATTATTTATTACTGTACTTATACCAGGACTTCCTGATGTTCCAAAATTAGTATCTATTCCTAGTGTACCTTCATTACTAGCTATATTTACATTTCCTCCACTAGTTGGATTAGCAGTAAATCTGTGCAATGAAAGACCATATGTGGGATCAGTTTTTAATGAACCATCACTATTAAATCCAACCAAACTTTTATCTTGCCAATATTTCAATACACCAGTTACTTGATCATAAGAAACAACTCTTCCTACAGCAGTAGATCCTATTCCTATAGTTTGAGTAAATTCACCATCTAGATCAAAAGTAGCAGTGGTAAAACCTGCTCCAACTAATTTCAATGCATAAAGAGCACTTGCTTTAGATAAAGTTAAGTTTGCATTAGATTCAAAAGCATGAGGATTTTCTACTACTCCTATTCTAGCAATTTGGTTGCCAGTGATAAAATCAGGATTTTCATTATCATTTTCTATTTTAGAATATATCAATACATTAGTTGCTCCCAATTCTCTATAAATATCTGCTCCATGTCCACCTTGAGGTGGAACAATTACATTAAAAACTGGCACTGTTGTTCCAGTAGGAACTCCTCCTTTAACTAAATCAACAGTTCCATATGTATATCCAGATCCACCTTTTGCTATATTAATAGATTCTACTTTAGCATCATTGTTAATAACAATGGTTGCCTCTGCTCCTGATCCATCTCCACTAATAGGCACACCAGTATATGTTCTATTTGCAGTTCCTATTCCAGACCCTCTATTGATAATGGTAGCAATTTTTAATTGACCACTAGTAGCTGCATTATCTCTAACAGCAGCATCCTCTGTGCCTGTCTCCCAATCAGTAGGAACTGGCATAAAATTAGTAGAATCAAATTTGGAAATATCACCTGGTTTGATTGTATAAAGATACTTCCATATATAACCATCACCACTGTCTCCTGCTGTTTTTGGTTCAAGATCAGTAAATGTTGGTTGATCTAGAGATGGTCTACCTGATAAATTTTCTGGATCTGTTCCATTTTGCAAGCATATGTAAACCTTAAAATCTTCATTTACTACAAAATATTTTGCTGCATATATGTTAGTAGCTCCAGATGGTTTAGAAGTATTTGTTCTGCTGATATCACTTCTGTACATATCATAAGTTATACCTGATGCCCATGTGTGTTTAGTAACCACTCTACGCACATCAGAAGAAGTTATCTTCTTCAAAGCTACCATAGTATCCCAGTAATCATTTTCCTGATCAAAACTATCTTTTGGAGCAGGAGGATTGGATTCCCAAGTTGGGGAATAATTAGTAGCATTAGGCAGTCCAACAAAAGAATAATATGAATTTACTGAAGAAGTTGCAGCAGAAACAAAATTCTTCGCATTCAATATTCTAAGTTGATCAGTTATAATTGCTGACATTTGAACTATTTTTTTAGTTATTTATGTGTTGTAATTTGCAGATCTTAATGGGTTGATCCTTTCAATAATAGCTGAGGTAGTTATGCCAACTAAACCATCACTATTTCCAGCATATGAATTAAATGTTCTAGCAGATGCTCTGGGTGCAGTAACTATTCTGCCCCAACTATACTCTCCAAAGAACTCACTATGTCCAAGTCCAGATAATCCATTATAATCTTGGACACTGACTGTTACTTGTGCAACATAGGTCAGTCCAATTCCTATACCCATAGTTTGAGCAATAGAAACTTTAGCAACTTCATACACATTATCTATAAATGATGTTCCAATACCCACCACAGTTCCATCTTGATATAGAGAAGTTACTGAAGCACCTACATTAGAATTAAAGACTGTAAAGTAATATCCAGTTTGTATTCCACTAACAGTGATAGCAGTGCCAACCACTTCAGAGTCTCTGAATAAAGAATCTTTTGGAAGTAATAAATCAAAAACTATACCAGTGGATGCTACTCCAACAGATGTAGTAGAAATACCAGATATGATTCCAAAATCACCAGATATGGATACATCCTTAATAGTTTCAAAAGATGTGATAGATTTTGGTTCACCTATTAAAACTGATGGAGCAGCAGTGCTAGTATATGCAAATCCAGTGGTAGTTCCACCAAAAGAAACAGTGATAGCATTGACAGTTCCAACACCACTTATGGTAGCAGTTGCTCTAGCACCTTGAGAAGTTGTTAATCCTATAGGAGTTGTAATAGATACAGATGGTGCTATGGTGTATCCAACACCTGGATTTGTTATATCAAATGAGGTGACTGTTCCAGCAACAGAAACAAAGGCAGTAGCTGATGCTCCAACTAAACTATCTTGAGATATAATTCTAATATCATTTTGTGTATCATAATTTTCTTTAGAATTATCAAAGAAGGTTCTAATGTTAGAGACAAATATTACAGTAGATCCAACACCTACAGGTTGAATGATATTTGTAATAGGATATATCAATGGTTCATAATGTGGTCTATCTTTAGTAACAGCTTGACCATCAATAAATTTATCTTCAATTTGTTTAGACCATGTTACAGCTCTTTGGAAACTTTCATTTGTAGTAATACCTGGTCCAGCGTACAAATTAGTAGAAACAGTATCAGAAGAATCAACACTAATAACTGTTCTTTCATTTTCTTCCAAAGAAAAATCTTGATCATATAATTTTAATTCATCTCCTGCTTTAACTGTTTCTAAAATATCAACACTAGTTACATCAACAGATCCAGTTCCTTGATAGAATAGAATCTTGGATGTATCACCCTCTTTTGGTGCTTCCTTAAAGGTGATGAAACTACCACCTTTAAATTCATAACCCTCATTAGGAACTTGAAGAATATCATTAATAAACACTAATATTAAAACTTCAACATCTATATTTGATCCTGGTTGTGCTTGAATTGTTTGTTGTGCTCCATTTAGTTTTAATGCAAATGAAACTGTTTTACCATCAAACAAATCATCAAGAGGATCTAATACTTGGAAATCACCAACAGTAAATCCAACAAAACTATCACTCACTGTTTCCTGAACAGTTAATTGGAATTCTCTAAACTCAGCAGCACCTGCAGTTGGAATACCAACAGAACCACCAACACCTATGGTTAGTTTCTGAGTTTCTCCATAACCATATCCTTGATTTGTAATTTCAAAATCAATAACACTACCACCTAAACCAACAACTACATTTGCTCTAGCTTCAGATCCTACTCCAGATTGATTTGAAGAATAGAACAAAGGCATATTACTATAAGATAGTGGTTCATCTATTACAACCAATGGAGGATTGGTAGATGTATAACCAGTACCAGGATTAGTAATAGCAACACTTACAATATTACCACCACTGATAGCAGCAGTACCAATAAACTCAATATTAGGTGCTGTTGTGCTTAATGTTTGAACACCAACATTTACCACTGTCTGAATGCCAGATCTATAACCAGAACCACTATTACCAATGCTTATTGAACTAATTGTTCCTAATCCAGAAACAACTGCAGTACCACCTGCAGCAACCAATGGTTGATATCCTAAACCCTCTGTAGATCCCACAGAAACAATAACACCACCAAGTGGAACATTAGAACTATTAGGATCAGATGCTACAGAAGAAATAGATCCTGTGAATTGAATACTAGTAATTCCTACACTCTCTATCAATGTATAATCACCAGGCACAGATACACCACCAGTAAATCTTTGTGGTCCTTGAGCAATTTGATTGACTAATATAAGAGCATTATTTGTAGAGAAACCTGCTACATTACTTCCCTCAGATTGGAGAGTAAATTCAGTTGTTAGACCAGTAAAGTTAGCAGAAATATCATCAAATATAAAGTTACCAGCATATGGTTCATCAGAACTACCAGTGATACCAGATCTCATAAATGCTCTTGCATTAAATGTTGAGTGAGTTGCTATACCAACAAAATCCCTTTCATCTGGTTCATTTGTTGTTGTTGAAATTGGAGTCAATCCAACAGGGGCAGTGTAGAAGTTAACTGTGCTATCCACAATATTAAAAGCACCATCTACTTTGGTGACTAAAGATCCATCACTATGAGTTGTTACTTCTGTTCCCATCCAAGGTCTAGTGACAAGAAGAACATTAGTAGCACCCAATCCAACAGAATTAACTTTCATAATCTCACTACCAATCTTTAACATATCACCACCAGTTATAGATGTGATACCTGATAACTTAATTTTATCTGTGGTAGAAGATACATCAGCACTAATGGTTGTAGTAACAGAAGTAGAGACTATTGGAGATTGAATTACGTTATCAATACTCAATATACATCTTGAATTTTGTTTGCTAGAAGTAAAGGAGTGAGAAGTTCCAACACCAACTGCAGTGATATCCAAATAAGTAGGATTTGTTTTTAATGCATTTTCTGCAGAAGTAGCTAATCTGAGAGTAGAATCATCAACCTTGATAGCATAAACCTCATCTGGTAACTTATCTGTAGTGCCATATCCAGTTATTGCTTGTTCTTCAATTATGATTGCAGAAGTAGTTCCAGACCCAGTATATCTGTAATTTAACTTTTCTCCAGTCACAAAGTAATGATCAGGTATTCTAACTGTATCTTCAACTAAATCAACTGTTGTGGTAGCACTACCAACAAAGTCTCTCTTGAATATTGGTAACTGTCTATGCTTAAGTTCAAATGCTCTCTTAACATCAGTTTCAGTAGCAGTATAAGCACCAAATCCAGTATCAATAGTAGCATTAGTTAAATCTATCTCAGTAACATTACTTGCTTCATTTACTAGTCTTAAAGCAGCTTGGAATACTCTAACCTGAACATTTGCACTTGCTAATGGAGTGAACGTAAGATTAGTAAAGTCTCCAGAAATAGCAGCACTAAAATCACCTAGATTGGCATTAGTTTGATTGATAGCATATTCAGTAACATATGTTTCAGTGCCATCATCAACACATATGACTTCAGATATTTGATATTGACTATTGGTGGTATCTTCAACACTTACAATGTAATAAGCACCATTAAAGGTTTCAGATTCATATGATGCCACTGTAGTAGCAGATGGTGATCCACTAGCAGATATAGAAGTAACTTTTGAATCTAATTGAGAAGTATTTAATGATGTGGTTCCAATACCAGCAGATGAAGCATTTCCAAAGTCCACATGAATTGTATTAGCAACATATGTGCTTGCTGTGCTTACTGTTGGGTGCAAATCTAAATTAACTCTACCACCAGCAATATATGCACTATAAGTTCCAAGACCAGGTTCACCAGATGCACTACCAACATTTGATGTTGTTAATTGACCATATTCCACCAAATCTACATTAGTTCCATCATGAACCAAAGTTATCTCATCATGTTCCCAGTATGATGCATCACTAGCAGCATATGCTACTAATATCTTTGACCCTCTGTAAGTGGTAGCAAAAGATACTATATTATATTGTGTGGTGATTCCTAAGGGTATGGTAGCAGTGCTACTAACAATATTAACAATACCACCTAATCCAGTAGATCCAACACCAGCAACACTTTCAGAAATATTAAATGCAACATTAGAAACATCATAATTGTTGAATTTAAACTTTTTAGGGAAGAATAGTAATCTTCCATCATCACCTGCCACATCCATATCAAATGCACCTAAATCACCACCAAATTCACCTAAGTCAGTGTTGGTTTCAACTCTACCATACTGATTGAGGAAAATATTACCAACATCATCATGAAGAGCAGAAACTAACAAAATTTGTCTTTCCTTAGTAAATCTTTTATCTCTTATGTAAGCAATATATTTTCTATATCTTACATCTGCTAAAGTAAAACTATCAACAGATTGGAAAGCGTCTGTTCTAGCATTACTATTGAAATCTGTACTAATATCATCAATAGTCAATACTCTATTACCAATAGACTCATTAAAATCTTTTAAGATCTTAGAATCAAAAACTAATTCATCAGATATGACTTTAGAATCAATAGTTAAGGTTTTTTCTCTTACTAAGTCAAAATCAAATACTGTGTTCATATCCATGACAGATATCAAATCATTGATAACTTCAAATTTAGTTTCTGATTGAGAAGTTACTATTCCCACCCCTACTTCATTTTTTATGATTAAATCACTAAATTTTTTAAATCCTGCAGTATGATTTAAAGCAGAGACTGGTTCATTCCACTTATCAAATTCGCATTCTGATTTTAAAGAATATGAGAAATACTGATAGTAATCACTATCAAATATCCTTTGTAAATTACTATTTAAGAATCCAGTGTTATTTTGAAAACCCTCTTGAACTATGGAGGATGAATTAATATCATATAAAGAATTATCCACTAAAACTTCTGTTATAGTTCCTCTGGTTCCTGAAGACTCTCCTATAAAGGATTCTCCAATCTCAAAATTTTGTGTTGAGGATACTCTAAGATAACCATAGGAATTATTCCAAGATTGTATAGATCCTCTCTTAGATCCAGAAACAACATCCTCACCTTTTTCAAATTCATCAACCTTTAATTTGATATCAAAAATTGGAAAGTCTTTTTCAGCCACTATCTTAGCTGATGAAAGATTGGGTTGGAAAGTACCTGGAGTTTCACCATCTGCTATGATATTTGATAGGTTATATCTTACTGTTCCTAATGTTCCACCAATATTAGGATCTGTTGCTAGAATTTCAAATAATTTAAAATCATAATTCTCACTATTAAATCCTCTACCAGTACTACCTACTCCAACACTAACACCCTCAATCATGACCTTCTTACCCACCTCAAATGGGTAATCTGCAGCACTACTAAAACTAGCTCCAATTGTTAATGTTACATTTTTATTTCCATCATCATAATCTATACTATTAATAGTAAATCCATTAGAATTGCTAGTAGGTATAATTTTAGGAGTAACATTATTCAATGTTTTAGTATTACTCAAAATACTAACTTGAGTGTCACCTAGTTTATATTCTAAATCAACATCTCCAACTTCTTTATTTGTTAACCCATCTAAAAGAACCAAATCAGGAGCTTCTAGATAATTGTTACCAACAGATGTAATACCAATAGAATCTAATGATGTAAGAAGATCTAATTTAATTAACTGTGGTATGTTGGCTTCAGGTCTAAGTGTTCTATCTGCAGAATAATCAAAACCAATATCTTGAATATTTGTTTTACTTATTTGTCCAATGGATCTTCCTCTAGTTTCTAGGATAGCACTATTACCATTTTCTGATATTATGGTGCTTATTCCAGGCAGAGTTCTATATTGATATCCTCTATCTTCAACTTGAACATTAGATATAGCTCCTTCAACATTCTTAGAATTAGTAACATATGATAATACACCATCAGATGAGACATACTCTAATTTTTGAGGAAGGTGAGGAGATACAAATGAAAATGTTGTGGTTCCAACTCCTACTAGAGAATGAGCACCTGTCAAAACACTAGGACTTAATGTAGCAGAATTAGAATTTTTAATATTTTCTGTATCTCTAATGATTTCAGTTTTGAGTGATGAATTTAATGTTTTATTTACTGGAACTAAGTTATAGTATAATACCTTATCAATTTGATCTACATTTTTAATTGTCAAACTAGAATTAGCGTTTATACCTACTCCACCAGTTTTAACTACATTAAAATCATCTGTTTTTCCTGATGTTACAAATAAATTACTTAAATTTGAATCATCATAAAGATTAAAATCAAAAGCACTATATGAAACTCCACCATCAACAAATGATAAAGATGAATCAGAGAGATCAAATACCACTGTTTCATTTCTCTCTAATTTTATTGGAGGATTAATTGGAGAAATAGTTCCAGCAGAGGCGCTAGTAATATTAATTACTTTTGGTTCTAAGTGTATTGCATCATAGTAATTGTTGGATAACTTTATTGTATTTTTATCTATTACAGCGACATAATAAATTCTATTGTCAACTAAACCACCAGATGAAGTAGTTGCAGTGTGAATAACTTTTTGTCCACTATTATAACCATGTCTAGCAATTGTTATAGTATCATTTCCAATACTTACATCTCCAGAAGCAAATGTTCTAGGATCAATTACTAGTCTTCTATTATAATCATTATATGCTACCTTTATAGTTGTTGTTATTCCTGGTTGAATATTTAATACAATATCATCATTTACCTTAAGACCATGAGTAGAAGATGTGGATACTGTTACTGATGATCTACTTACTGAACCTGTCAATACATTATCATAGTTGGTTTTAAAACTATGAGATACACCTGTTCCTATTCCAATAAAGAATAAAGTGGATACTGTTGTTGTGCTATCAATTCCTACAAAAGATCCTGTAGAACCTAATCCTACTCTTGAAGTAGCGATTCCAATTAAATCTTTACTAAGTCTAGCTGCAAATACTGTTTGTCCTTGAGATAAAGCAAATCCATCAATCCCATCAGTTGACACTGATACAGCTGCTCCTGCATTAGTAGAATATGTTAAAGCATCTCCAGTTAATAGTCCATGATTTTTAATAAAAACAGATTTAGTAGGAATAAATATCTCACTTATACCTGTACCTGGATTTGAGAATGATAAAGTTGATCCAATTCCAACACCAGAAAGAGTTCCCAATCCAACTGACTCTACTGGATTAAAATACAATTCTTTATTCAATCTTAAATCAGCATTTTCTAATTTTGTTGGAGATGAAAAAGAAAAATTTCTTGGTTTTTGTGAAATGAGACTATTTGCTGTATGAGCACTACCAACAGTAGAGTTATGTTCTCTAATAACTCTAATTCTAGATAAATCATTCTCAATATTCAATACTTTTACCTGTTCTGTTCCTATTCCTAAAATATCATTCTCTCTTATAGATGAAACACTATCTAAATTAAAATAAGTTACTATACCAGTTGATGATGAAGCATCAACTGATTTGAATAATTTAAATGTGTCAGTAGAAACACCAATAATTTTTGATGAATTATTTTTTATTCCTGCAGTGCTTAATCCAGAAACAAATACGTTTTCTACAGCATGAAAACTATGAGGTACAGTGGTATACCCAACAAATTGTCCAGCATATTTTCCTAATACAAATTCTACATTAGAAAATTCAGTAAATCCAGCACTAACTTGATTTATAGTTTTACCTTGAATAAACTTAACTGATGCTTTAGCACCATATCCACTTGATCCTGCATCTTCAAAGACTACTTCATCTCCAACCTTATATCTAGATCCACCAGTATTAATTCCTACAGAATCTATAACTCCTGAAGTGGTAGATGTGACAAGAGTTCTTTGTTTATGAATATTACTAGGATTAATAAGAAAATCATAACTAGTATCTTCTAAAAGAAAATTGTATGGTCCAGTGTTTCTAACAAAATTTGTTTTATTTAAATCTAAAAGATCTTGATTTGAAGTACTTTTAAAATTAAACTCAATTGGTTCATGTTTATATGAATTACCTATGAAATATGGAAACTGTGGTCTTCTAAAGTTTTTAAATGCACCTTCATCATCATTTACAGTTGAATTTATTGGCGCAAAATATGCATAAACACCATTAGGAAATTCTGGAGTTTTGCAAAATCTACCATTGTGTTCATCTAAATCTTTATCCTCAGAAAAAACGTAATCCTCTACAAAAAATCCCTCAGAGTATACTTGTTCTCCTGTAGCAGTTAAAGGATTAGGTCTTACGCTAGATATTGTTGGAGAGTATCCAGACTCAAGAATTTTAATTGGACCTCCAGAAGCTCTAGTAAATCCATATGGACCATAAATTGGAGCTCCATCATATGCCCATCCAATTATTGGAGAGTGAGTGACAGATACCTGTTCAATATCTTCTTGTAAATCTAAATCAGCAACAAAAACTTCTTTATCACCTACAGCCTTTTTAACCACCACAGATTGTCTTAATTTTCTAGGAGCATATAAGTGTGAATATTGCAAACCATATTCATCACTTATTCCATTAGAAACTATTCCATCATCAGTTGTAATTTGATCATTTTGTATTAATCTTTCAACACTATTGATTGTCCATGTTTTTGGATTGGAGAAGAATTTAGCACCACTTCCATTAGATGTTACTGTGATGTTAGCATCAGTTGATGTATGTCCTATACCAGCATTGATTATCTTTACAGATTCAATACTACCACCTTTTAAAATTGGAATAATTTTAGTTCCTTTTCCTTTTCCTACTAATTTTATATCTGGTGGTGAATTATATTCAGTTCCAGCATTCAATACTATGACTTCTGTTAATTTACCATCAATGCTTATGATTGGAATCAATTGAGCATTTTTTCCACTCTTAGGTGTGAAAGTTGGTTGTCTATTATAATTGATTACATCTGATGATCCATATCCAATTCCACCACTTTCAATATATACTGATTTTATAAATCCCCTTACCACAGGACGTAATGATGCATTAAAGTCCTGACCTGATAGAGTAGATACACCTATATGACCAGTTAATGACACTGTGACAGGTGGATAATTAAATTCATGAATACCAGAACCACCAGAGAATAATTGAAGATATTCCTTATTTCTTACATGGAAAGTAGCTGGCGTAGAACCAACTCCAACAGCAGATAATTTAAATGAACCTCCATCTACTGCAGTAACATAGTAATCAGTTAAAGTAGAGAGTCCAATTATTGGTGTGCTCTTACTATCATATCTGATAAGCTCTCCTGTCTTATATCCATGATTAGGAATATTAATTATTCCAGTAGCAGTGTTAATTCCAGAAGATGTGACAGAAGTTAACTTGTTAGTATAACCAGATCCAGAACTTCCAATACTTATAGAACTAACAACTCTTTTTTGAATGGCACACTTGAGCTCTTGTATTCCAACTCCAAAAGCAGTTAAGTTGACACTAGAAATACCAGAGATAGCATCTGAAAAATTATTATGCAATGAAACAGTGGTTGAGTCTTTAATAGAACAAAAGTAAGGAGCATTGGTTGTTAAACCAGATATTGCAGTTTGTTTATCTGTAATATAAGTTACAAGTTCTCCATCTCTAAATTTATGAAATGTGGTAAATCCTATTGTGTTATTTGTAAGATTAACACTTCCTCCAGTTTCAGTAGAGTCAAATGTCAAAGAATGATCTTTTTGAATTAAATTAGCAAACGCTATGCATCCAGATCCATTTCCACCACTTACTTTTATAGTAGGCACATCAAGATAGTCAAATCCTCCATCTACTACATCTATTCTCTCTACAGAACCTTGAACTTCACAATAAGCAGAAGCTCCCACTCCAACTCCATCTGTAATGTCTAAAATAGGTGGATTTATGACATCATAGTTATCTCCACCACTAGTAACTGGAATTTCTTCAATAGCACCATAATAAACAACATCATTTGATTTGTAATTAAGAATCTCAACTCCATTTGCCAAAATACCAATTTTTCCTCTTGGAGTGGGTTTATTGACCAAAGCAGATACTGGAGTATCAATCTTTCTAATTAATTTTTGAGATTGTATTGATTTTTGAGCAAATCTAGTGAGTTCAAATTTATTATCAGTCACAGTTCCACTAAATGTGACAAATATGTCATTTGAGATATTTGCACTACTCTTAGAAAGTTTAATGGTATTGATATCTACTTTTTTAACAAAATACTCACTTTCATCAATATCTAACTTGTTATCATCACCACCATTTACGTAAGTAACATTATCACCTGTTATGAGTCCATGATTGTTAATTGTTATTTCAGTATCTTCTACAAATGACCCAGAAAACTTAATATCTGTCTCTCTGATGTCTAAAGCGTCATTAAAGTAACTTGGAATTGATGGAGATGCTATATAAACACAACCTTGGTCCAAATAAGAGTTTTGAACATTAGTGGTAAAGATACTAGCATCAGGATAGTTACTTAATTTAGCATTTGACAATAATCTTTGAATTTTGTATGATCTATTTTCATCTAACTCTCCAGAACCCTTAATCAATACTTCTTTAGAACTTATCAATGAAATAATTTCACAAGATAGTCCATCTATCAAAGCATCATCACCAGATTTAAAATCATGGTTATTAATAAGGTTTAATTTGTATGTAAAGTTAGATGAGTCAATAAGTTCAATAGATCCTACATTATAAGTAGCTGAAATATTAGAAAATAAGTTTTCAGTTACTTGACTTTTAGAAACAGATCCTAATCCTTTTGGTTCAATAATATTTCCTACTTCATTGTAGAAACTTGCCCCAAATTCATAATTTAAACGTGATAAAACACCTGTAACCTTAACTTTTACTATATCCTCTGTTCCTCTTCCAGAAAAACCATAAGCAAAAGAATCTATTCTTAAATCTTGAGTTGATGAAATATTTTGATCAATTCCAGTGCATCCATAGAATTGATTCAAAGATTTTGATGTATAATTTATGGTACTAGAAGATCCATCAATATAATCTGCTATCAAAGTTCCTGTGGTTCCAAATCCAACTGTTGAATCCACATTCAACACAGTAGCTCCCACAGAAACAGAAGTTACTAATTTGGTGCTAGGATGTATTGAGAAATCACCACTTATTGAATCTAAATTAAAATCAAAATCTAAACTTAACCTGTGATAAGTTTTATCTCCTCTTGTAATTTTTTCTACTCCACTAATAGCACCATTTGCCTTAGGGAAATTGAATACATTATCTTGAAATAAGTTTCTATTAATTAAATCTTGAGGATCACCCTCAATAGCCTCTACCACTAACTGTTTTGATACTTTATAGTCAGCATTTGATGGTATGAAAAGAAAATCCCTTGGTTTTATAACTTCTACATCTTTTCCATACAAAGCTCTAAACAAAATCTCAAAAGATTGATCTGTTCCCTTTGATGAGTAGAAGTCTTTTGATTGTTTAATGAATAATCTTTTATCTATGCCACTAGAAAGTTGTCTCTCTTCAAATCCTGGTGTAATTTGTTTTTTTACCTTTTTAAAAAATTCTTTTAAGAAAAGAACACTTAAGTTTTTGACAGTTGTATCAGTAGAGTGTGTGGCAATACCAGATTGAGAAAATACCAGGCAATCTGGTTTATTGATACTTCTATAGGATGTAATGCCACTAAATCCTCTGGCACACCCAGTAAATGAGTTAGTTGTAATTCCAGTATATGTTATAATCTCATCATCAATCTCAAGCAATCCATATGTCTTAGGAAATCCAATGGTAGATTTAACATCTATAACATCATTTGTTATTCCAACATTACTAGACAAAGTGGTAGAATCTACAAGGTCTACTAACTCATCAATTTTTATATACTGATCAATATTTTGCAAGAGGTCAAGTGTAGATCCTTGATTTTCTATAGCAGTATAATATTGGTCTAAAAATTCACCAGCAAGTGGAAAATCTGCTCTTATAAAATCTGGCAGTTGATTTTTAACAACTGAACTAATTTTGACTCTTGTATTGTCTGACATTTTATAGTTGTGTTAATTTCTTGCTAGTAAATTAATATGATGATATTGATGTAGTAGAAGAGGAAGATGATGAAGATGCAGTGCTAGTTCCACCTAGAAGTTCCAAATTAGTGTCCCCTATCACATATGTATCTGAGGAAAGAAGGGTAATATTTTTCCTCTCATCTTCAGTCAGTCTAGCTAAGTCACCATTTACATAACTTGAGGTAGCTGTGTAATTAACACCAGATCTATCATCTCCTGATTCAACATTATCAGCAACCATATCAATAGTGCTATTGCTAACATCTAATTGTAGATATAAATCTTTTAATCCAATCACATCATTTGATTTAGGACATCCAGAAACTTCTATAATTGGTATATCTTGAACTTTTTTAGATGTTCCAACAATATTGATTGGTTTTATCAATATTTCTGCTTTTTGATAATCAATAGTTCCTATATTTCCAGAAACTATAACAGGAGTTCCTCTAGATGACAGTGTGAATAAAAATAGATTACCTGTTTTCTTATCTGCATTAGGAAGGTCACTTAAAAAGACAGTTGTTGGTTGTCCAAACACTCTAAATCCAGATGACTTGATATTATACCCATTTATGCTCTTTACATAGAATGCATTTCCAAAACATAACTCATATTCTGCATTTGTATTCAAAGCAGGTTTCATATCACGACGCATTTGAATTTTTGTGATATTTGATGTTACAGAATCACTTGTATTATCTACAACTGCTTGAAATCTACTATATTTAAATTTAGCACCATATTTATTCAACTCAGTTGATTTTGCATATGCATTTATATTGTTAGATATTTGTGTTCTAAGAGAATTTGCACTTTGAGTCAAACTTGGGTTAAAATATGCATTGATATCAGCTTCAATAAACAAAAACTTCAAATCTTGTATTTCAGTGACTATTCCAGCAACAGAATATTTTCTTAAAATGTTATTTAAGTTATTTTTGATTGCATCTGGCACAAAAGGTCCAAAAAAGGGTTTTATAGTGATAAAAACCTTTCCATACTTTGGAGGAACCAAATCTTCACCTCCAAAAACTGATACAGATTCAGTTTCAGGGTATATTTTGGGTATGAGTGCCTCATAATCTGCTGCAGTAACTGCTCTATTGAATGTAGAGTAGATTTTAGGAGCATAACGCTTAATTGAGTCTACAGATTCAATTTCTTTACCACCTGTAGAACCATTTATGGTTGTAAATATGGAAATTCCACTACTTACTAGGTTATTATTGTTATCTACAATTCTACCATTGAATGAGAATGAAGAAATGTCATTTGCAGCAGATCCAGTAGCTGTAATATATGAAACTTCAATAAAATTAAGTGCTTCTAACTTTTTACCAAAGACACCATCACCAAAAATTAGCTCATATCTCTGATCTTCTACTTCTTGAATGAAATATACACATGAAGAGGAGTCAACTTCTATTAAAGTATCAGAAAATACATATTTTTTGGAAGAAGTGCTCGCTTGAGTGTTGCGAACTTGCACTTCTAAGGTAGAAGTGTCAATATTTGGGTTTTGAAGGATATATCTTGATGGTGGTGCAGGGTTTTCTGCAGAGACAACAAAATTTGATGTTAAAAATGCCCCTTCACAGATGGTAACATCACGAAAAGTGGCAATTCCATCAACTACAGGCACTGTAATATCACTTGGAACACAAAATGAGTAACTTTCTGACCCAAAAGTAGATGCAGAAGTAGCAACTATGCCTTTTTTAAGTGTAAGTGTAACAGGTTTAGTGGTAAATCCAGTTGTATCTACAAAAAATGAGACAATTGCCTTTGCAGAAGTGACAGATCTAGGTGTGTATCCAATATTTCTTGCTAAAGCTACTACATTTTCTCTTAAAGTAGCACTATCAATGAATACCTCATTGCTAATCATGTTAGCATTGTAGGAATTGATGTAAGTATTGTATGCTAATACATCAAGTATGTTAGAAAGATTAGATCCTTCAAAATCATAATCAGTGAAATTAGAATTTGCACGCAAATAATCCTTCAAAGAAGTTTTTATTTGATCAAAATCCAGATTTGTAAAGTTTACTAGTGCCATTTATCTAGTTGACTGTAGTGCAAATGCTAATTGTTGAGGACTAGCATCAATTCCTATAATATCATATGTAATTTTTACATCAAAAGCATTACCTTCAAAATCAGGAATTGCTTTTACTGATCTTAATCTTACACGTGGTTCATAATTATCAATGGTATCCCTAATTTCATCCTCAATTAGAGAAGCAGTTATGTCATCCATGTTTTCAAATAGCAATTCATAGACTTTGGAACCTAGATTTGGATTAAAAAATCTTTCACCAGGTCTAGTAATCACTAAATTCCTTACAGAACGAGCAATAGCAGTCTCATTTTTGGTTGCGATCAAGTCTGAATTGATAGGATTGACCTGAAATGTCATACTCAGGTCCTTAAATCCCCTACTAACCCTTTCTACAGGCATGAAACTACAGTAAATATAAGTTATTTATGAGGGTTTGAATGTAAAAAATATTGAACTAAAAAGGTTCTATTTATAATAGAAGGGTTATATAACTTTTATATATAATATTATATAATGTTTGGACAAAATTTGGTCAAAGACTTCCGATCTCCAAAATTTTTTTCCAACACAACACCCTGTTTACACTGTTTTCAGGGTGTTTTTTGACGACTAGTATAATTGCGCTAAATAACTTTTATAATTAAGATCGGAAGTCTTATGAAAACAATTAATTTAGTATCTCCTCCTATAAAGGAGGGGTATATTTTCCCAATAGAATTGGAATATTTGTCTAATACTAGATGTTATAAACCAAAAAGATATTATAAAAGGAACAATACTATGAATAAGGTAGAACTTATTCGCGTTCTTTCGCAATCTTCCAAAAATAATCATCCTGATCACCCATTCCATCATACTCCCTACCATTTTCTACCTGATAGTACTGTGTAGATACCTTAAAGTCAGGTTGTTTAGGTTCTTTAGGTGTAATACTATTATCATATATTCTCATTCTATTGTTTGGGTACAGTGCATACTGCCCATTATCAAGTTCAATGAGGTTATGTGACTTGTGTTCTGCGGGTGTTTCACTTGTAGAGTAATCTACAAAGTCAGGATGGTCATGATAGTTGTCCAGAGTGGCAACATAAGTGCCTTTCATGGTCCCATGATCCCTTGTATACAATTCATATGACATAGAACCTATGAATTGCTTTTGGATTGCTGTGACTCCATAATCCATACAGTTCCAAAACTGTAG